CTGCAGATCAAGGAAAAGTCATCATAGGCGCAGGCAATGCAACAAATGGTCAAGTTCAAGTTGAGGGTAAGTTAGTTCATTATTCCGATACTGCTCCAATTGCTAGTGCTGTTGTTCGTCGAACATATAAGGTCACAACAACATCAGCAACAACCGATTCATCGATTTCAATACCAGTAACAGATAATAGTGTAATGAAACTTCGCGCATCTGTTTGTGCGCGTTATGATAATACAGGGACGAACAAATCATATTGGGCGGAAATTAATGCTGGCATACGTCGTAATAATGCAGGAAATGCTGCATTAGTTGGAACAGCATCTATTATACAAGACAATGAAAATAATGCTTATATCGCTAATGTTAATGTTAGCACAACAAATGTTGTTATAGAATTAACGGGTGCAGCATCAGAAACGGTCGAATGGGCGGTTCATGTCGAATATCAAGAGGTAAATTAAATGGCAGAGATTCTTGGGGTATCGGTTCGTAAAAATCTTTTGATTGGTGGAAATTTCTCCACAAATCCATGGCAAAAAGGAACTAGTTTTTCCTTAATAACCGCATCTAATTGGTATGCGGATCGATGGTTAGTAGCTAGAGATTATGGAATATACCAATTTACTGTGACTAAAGAAGCTATCTCTCCAGCCAATTCGGTTTCTGGTGCTTCCCATTGTTTACGTTACACGCGACCGGTTGGTGGGGCAGAATCGGGTGTGTTTTTTGTTGTTAGTCAAAATATCGAACAAAAAGATACAATCGCTGCTATTGGCAAATATGTAACTTTTAGCTGTTGGGCGAAATGTGGTTCCGCTTGGTATACAGAAGTGGGAACAAAAGCATTATCTATGGTAATCGATTACTCAACCAATGGAACTGAATCACAATCCGTAACAGCATTTGGAACAACAGCCAGCACATTAAGTGCTGGTTGGAATTTTATTGCTTCTCAGAATATTACTATGTCCGACACGGAATGGAGATTTTTTTCTTTGACGGCTAAAGTACCAACAAATGCAACTCAACTGGCAGTTAGGTTTACAGGTCGTCCTGGTATAGGTGCGCCAACTGGTGTTGTCAATGAATATTTCGAAATTGCTCAATGTCAATTAGAAGTTGGCCAACAACCATCATCATTTGAATCAATATCGGCTGCAGATGTGTTGCGTTTATGTAAACGATACTATTATCAAAATACCAGAGGCGGCGTAAAAGGTATTGGAATCAGTAGTTCAACGATGATGATTCATGGTGAGCATCCGGTTGAAATGCGAAGCACACCAAGTGCGTCTTTAGTATCTGGAGGAGATTATACCTTTGTGGATGGCACAACAGCATACATCCCAACAGCACCGGCATTATCTGGCACTGAAATAGATAGTAAGGGGTTTCGAGATTTTCAAATAAATGGATTTTCCGGTCTAACCGCATACAGACCATATACCATCGCCAAGAGTAATGTATTACAATTTTCTGCGGAAATTTAAAGGATAGACAAATGGCCAAATATAAATTTCAATCAGGCAATCAAAGTGTTATAAACACCGAAACAGGAGAAATCATACCATTTGTTGATGAAAATTCACAATATCAACAATATTTGGCATGGCTAGCCGATCCTGAAGCTAATCCAGCAAATGTAACAGATCCTGCAGATCCATCATTTTTTGAAACTTGGGGATATATCAGAGCTATCCGAGCGGATCTATTATTCAAATGTGACTGGACTCAACTTCCAGATAGTCCATTAACCCAACAACAAAAAGATGATTGGGCCGCATACCGGCAAGCACTCCGAGATATTCCTGGTAATTATGCCACACCGCAAGATGTTGTGTGGCCAACACCGCCAAGTTAATTATAAATAGAATATAGCTAATTCAGGAGAATTATAATGGCACAATTTACAATTACAATTAGAAATGATGCATTGAAAACCGAGGTTGAAGAAGCATATGCTTCTGAATATGCTAATCCGGATAATCTTTCTCCAGAAGCACTCGTGGTACATCACCTCGAAAATGCCATTAAACAAGTTTTGAATAATTATCGAGAAAAGCAAGCTGTCCAGCAAGCACTCGAATCGGTTGTTAAGGAAACCACTTTAACATAGGTAAATAAAAATGTCTAAATCACCATCTGTAAAGGGATTTGCAATTACGCCTAATGATGCTGTGATATTACCTATTAAACCCAAAAAAGGGGTTTATGTTGGTGGAACAGGAGATGTAGCTGTTATCTTAGCTGCAGATGATCCAAATAATACTGGGACTACAGGAATTTTAATATTTAAAAATGTTCCTGCTGGCACTGTTTTAGATATTATACCAAAAAGGGTAATGCTTGCAGGCACAACAGCTACCCATTTAATAGGATTATTATAATCACATAACCTGGAGCTATTATGCAGATGAGTGACTTGCGATTGATAGAATCATTTGCATACGGCAAAACAATTTACGACTTCATAACTAAAGTAACTCTTTTGATAGTCGCCTTTTTAGCTCCCATTCAAGGCCTTTTAACTGTTTTAGCGGTTCTAATTTTCCTCGACTTGCTCACGGGAGTTTTAGCTTCTGTAAAACAAAAACAATCACTAACAAGTGCTAAACTATCACGAACTATTACCAAAACAATGATGTATTTGTTTACGATTGTTTTGGTACACATGATTGCAAAACATGTATTATTAAAAGATGATCTTCCATTAACTGCAATGGTTTCAAGTTTTATTATTCTTACGGAATTTCAATCCATTTTAGAAAATTTAAACCGAATCACAAAACAAAATTTCATAACTATATTAATAAATCACGTGTCTTTGGTAACTAAGGGACGAATTATTCAGACCTCGGACAATCGTCCGACGAAAAAAAGACGACGGCGAAAAAGAAAAGTAGTAGTTAAGAGCGAGACACAAAAGGAAGAATAATCAATGGACGGATTACCACGTTCAAGACGAGAATTGAAAGACTGGTGTTTGAGAAAACTTGGAGCACCAATTCTTCAAATTAATTTACATGAAGATCAAATTGAAGATCGTCTTTCTGAGGGCCTAGCTTATTTTCGTGACTATCATTTTGATGGTGTGGAAAAAGTTCTGTTAAAACATAAAATTACAGCATCACAGCTTACATTTGTTGGGCCTGTAACTGGCACATTTGAACAAAATGAATGTGTGTCAGGACTAACAAGCGGAGCAACAGCATACTTTATTCGGATTGAAGGTCAAAATATGCTTGTGCAATCCGTAACAGGCACTTTTGTGGCCAACGAAGTTGTTAAGGGCTCGATTAGTTTATCAACAGTTACTTTGGCCAATACTAATTTCGTGACTCTTGGGGATATTGATAATGGTTGGATTCCAGTCGATGACTCTATTATTGGTGTAACAGATATTTTACAATTTAATTCTGGACTCCCATCAACTGGAAGTATGTTTGATATAAATTATCAGTTTGCTCTAAACAATATGCATAGTCTTATTAACCTGGACTTGATAACCTATGATATGTTTAAAAGACAAATAGCTTTATTAAATTTTATGTTCCAAGGAACCAAAGGATTTAGATTCAATCGAGTTACAGATAAAATATATTTGGACATTGATTGGAAAAAAGGACCAATTACTGCAGAAGATTATGTAATACTTGTTTGTTATAAAGCTGTTGATCCTTTAGCATATACTGAAGTCTATTCAAATTATTTTGTTCGTGAATATTGTTATATGCTTCTGAAAAAGAACTGGGGAGAGGTTCTTAAAAAATACACAGGGATTGCATTACCAGGAAATACAACTTTAAATGGCCAAACAATTTACAATGAGGCCGTGGAATATCAAAAGGAACTTGAGGATCGCATCAAGAAAGAATGGATGGAACCTGTAGATTTTCTAATTGGCTAAGAATTACTATCAAATACAAAAACTTTCTGACCACAATCCCAAATTTTACAAAAATGTGAGTTGAACATGTTTTCATCCTCACTCATAGTGGCATCAAAATATGAACCTAAAAGTTTAGATAATTTCTTTTTTTGCGTTTGATATCGAGTGAGAATTAAACCATTTAAAACCCAAATATA